AACTAAACGAAAGTAAAGAAAAGGCACTAAGTCAAACGCAACTTATCTTAAACAATTTGCATACTTTTGAGCCTATCTCAGCATGGATTATTAAAAATTCAGGCTTATTCCCTGAGCAAACGCCCGTTACTAGCATACGCCGAAGTTTGACATCAATTCATAAAATGGGTAAAATTGAGGTTATAGGGGATAGAATAGGGAACCACAAAAGAAAAGAATTTACTTATAAATTAATTTTGTAAATTAAAAATCTATTGCATATTATTGCAGTGTTATATCGGGGTGAAGACCGATAATTAAAAACAAAAATATTAGCCACGTCCTTATAGTTTGCTTCACCGAACTATTTGGATAGTGGCTTTTTTTATTACAACATGAACAAAAAAACAAACAATCAAACAGCAAACGCACAAGCGTTAGAAGATGGTCAATTACCATTATTCAGCAAAAAAGTAGAGTTAATTCACTTAGATTCAGTAATTGGGTCAGGGTATGAATCAGATGTAGCAAAATTAGCTTTAGAAGACAAAATTGCTTACAGAGCAGCAAGAAAAAATATGCAGATTCACTCTGCTATTATTTGCAAAATCAATGACAATTTTGCAGGGTTTTTTACATTTGAAATAAATCACAAAGTAGGTGAGTTTTGTTTATTGCAGTCAGCGATGTATCCTGAGTATAAAGACAAAAAAATATACTCGCAAATGGTTTCTGAAATTATAAAACAAAATACTTATGGTTATCATATGATAATGACAGTATCTAAAAAACATGATTTAGAAAACCCAACTGTATTTAAAGCATTAGGCTTCAAAGTTAATTTAGAGAAAAGCGAATTTGTATATATGTATTATGGTGACGAAAGCCAAGTAAGAGTTAAAAGGCTATGCCATATGGCAATGACTAATCTATGGCAATCAACTTCTGGTGAGTGGTTAAAAATTAAAAGAGAGTGGAATGATAAATTAGAAGAATCAGGTATTAAATATGGCATACCTAACCCAAAATTTGCAAGTCGTGAGGGTTGTTGGATGGGTACTTCAGGTATGTCTAATGTTGTTTTATCTAAGCAAACAGTTGAAGACGGGGAAATATTAACCGACAAAGGCAAAGACTTGAATGGGAACGCAAGTGTATTAGACCCTGCTGTTTGTGAAATTATAGTTAGAATGTTTATGCCTACAAATGGGTGTAGAGTTTACAATCCTTTTGGGGGGGGTGTTCAAATGGGGTTTGTTGCAGGTGGTTGCGGGTATGAATATTTGTCAAGCGAAATAAGGCAAAACCAATGCGATGCAAATAATGCACTTTGTCAAGAGTTCCCTAATGTAAAATGGTTAAAATCTGATACAAGTAAATTTACACCTAAGCAACAATATGATTTAGTATTTAGTTGCCCCCCATATTACAAAGTTGAAAAATACATTGATTATGACGGCAAAAGCCCAGAGGGTGAATTAAATTCACTTGCTACATACGAAGACTTTAGAAATATGCTTTTTGAGGGTTATAAAAACGCAATTAAAGCGATGAAAGATAATACATTTTTTGTTGTTATGACGGGAGATAGCAGAGATAAAAATGGGGGATATTATGGTTGTGAAGCCGAACACGAACTATTCTTTAAAGAGCAAGGATTATTAATATACAATAGAATTGTTTATCTTGAAAGTGAGTTCACAAGACGAGCAACTGCAAAGAAAACATTAAATTCAAGAAAGTACCCTAAATGCGAACAAAAAATATTTGTTTTTTATAAAGGTGACCCATCTAAAATTAAAGATTTATTCCCAAATGTAGGTAGATTATAATGAGAGAATATTCAAATAAAATATCATTAACTAAGAATGCAAGGGGTATTTATAGTTTAGATACTTCTATTGGGTGTTCATCAGGAATGGCTAATGAGCGTGGTGGTTGCTATGGTGACTGCTACGCTGCTAAGTCAGCTAAATTATATGGTTATGACTTTTCTAAAACAGTTTTAAGGAGTTTTGAAGATATAAACCATAGGAATACTATATTTAATCAAATTAACAATGTTAAATTAGATTTCATTCGTATTGGAACAAGTGGGGACCCATCGGAAAATTGGGAACATACAATTAGCATTTTAAAACAAATTGATAAATGCAATAAAGAAATTGTAATAATTACAAAACACTGGACTAATTTAACGCAAAATCAATTAGAATATTTAGCAATTATAAATGTTTGTATTAATACCTCAGTTTCAGCATTAGACAATGAAAATTTATTAAATAATTCACTAAATCAATATAATACACTTAAAAAGTACTGCAAATCTATTTTAAGGGTTGTTTCTTGCGATTTTAACATAGATAATGAGATAGGACATAAATTACATATAATTCAAAAAGATTTGTTTTTAAATGGGCCTATTTTAGATACTGTATTCAGAGTTAATAAAAACAATAAGTTAGTCAAAGACGGCATAATAAATGTTAGAAAATCTAAATTTTTAGGTAAAAACGCTTTAGTAAGTAAATATAATAAAAAGACATATTTAGGCAAGTGTTCAACTTGTAAGGAAATGTGTGGGATAAAATTAAATATTGAAAACAAAGAATACCCAAATAAAAGAGGTACTATTAAACAACTAAATTTTAATTTTGTAAATTAAAAAGTCTTTACTATATTTGCACTGTTCCGTCTCACATGAACATTAAATTTTACACATCTAATCCCCTGACCTTTATAGGTAGCATATCTTTGAGACGGAACTGCTATTTATCTAGATTCAGGGGATTTTATATTTTACAAAATGAATATATTTGAGTTAAATAGGGCGTTTTGGGATTTTGCCTTTAGCAACCCTGAAAAAATAAAACCTAATCATTGTGCAATTTATTACTTTGCCTTAGAACATTGTAATAGATTAGGGTGGAAACAAAAATTTGGATTCCCTACCTCTATGGTTTTAGAAGCTACTGGCATTAAAAGTTACTCAGTATATAAAAAAACATTTGATGAATTAGTAGAGTATGGGTTCTTTGAAGTTATAGAATATAGCAAAAATCAGTACTCAAGTAATATAATTGCTTTGAAAGAAAATTACAAAGCACATATCAAAGCACTTGACAACGCATTTATAAAGCATTCATCAAAGCAAGACGAAAGCGTTATAGAAAGCACTTATAGTATAGATATACCAATTAACAATGAACCAAAAACCAAAGAACAAATAGTTTTGTCGGATTTTGAAAAGGCATTTGAAGATTTTAGGTCGATGAGAAAACAGATTAAAAAACCTATTACACTAAGAGCCGAAGAATTACTACTTTTGAAACTTCAAAAAATGTGTGGAAGCGATGAAGTCTTAAAAATTAAATTACTTAATCAATCAATCATAAATTGTTGGCAAGACATTTACGACATTAAAATACCAAAACAACCACAAAATAAAATAGACACTCCAGACATATCAAAAATAGAAAAATATTAAAATGAAAAAAACATACTTAAATATCAATTACCTTGCTAAAGAGTTTTTAAACATAGGTGTAAAACTTAAGCCACAATTTAAACCCGACACAATCACTGAAGTGCTTGTAAAGTTTTTCTGCTCACAAAGAGAAGAACATTTCCCAAGTTTAAAAATACAACCGAATAAAGGGCTTATATTAATGGGTTTTGTCGGAGTGGGTAAAACACTTAATTTCGCTATTTATCGTTCAATACAAGCAAAGGTAGACGGCATAGGGATGAGAATAATAAGTTCTAAAGAGATTGAAACACAATTCAAGCAAGAGGGAGAAATATTTATTCAGTCTTTAATTGATGCTGATGAATTAATGATTGACGACTTAGGGGCTGAATCAAAATCAATAAAGGACTTTGGGAATGATAGGAATTTAATAAGCGACATTTTAATTCAAAGGTATATCAGATTTCAAAGAAACGAATGCATTACCCACGCCACTACCAATTTGAATGTAGAACTATTGACTCAACACTACGATGCACGATTAATAGATAGGATGAAAGAGATGTTTGTACTAAAGAAAATAAACACCGAAACCAAAAGTAAACGGGTATGACAAGCGAAGAAATATACATTGAAGTTTGCCGAATGTACTTTAGAGAAAACTTTTCAAAAGGCGAGATAGTCCATGTATTAGGATTAAATTTGCTTGACTATGTACACGAAACAAAAGAACATCAATTCAAGATGTCGGATAAACTGCAAGTAGTAGAAACGATTATAATTAACGAAACCGAAAGCCACGCACAAAGTAAATATTATTAACATGACAGACTTAAAAGAATATACAAACACCGAGTATAGAAGATTATACAAAACGCTATTAAATGACCATAACAATTTAAAAATAAAATGCGTTAAACTTACTAATGAAAATTTAGCTTTAAGGGTAAAATTAAACCGACCTAAACGAGAGAAACAAAGTGAAGAAATAGAAAGGTTAAAAGAAATTGTAAATAGGTATTATGATGTTGATTTAGATACTAAAGTTAGAAAACATGAATTTGTTTTAGCAAGAGTAGTATATTATAACATTTTAATAAAAACAACAGAAATGAGTTTTGCAAAAATGGTTAATACATTAGATATTGAACAAGATAGGTCAACAGTTTACAATTCACAAAAAAACCATGAAGATTGGTATGATGTAGACAAAAATTATAGGAGAGATTTTGACGCAATATTAAAAGAATATACAAGCGATGAACAAAGAGAAGCAAATAACCATTAAGTATTCCAAAGGACTTGAAAATAGCACACAAGTAATAAACGAAAAGGATTACAACAAAGCAAAAAACAGACTGGAGAAATTAGGCTACAAAGTTTCAAAATGCGACACCAACGAGAAAACAACAAAATAAAAGGATTCCCTTATTCAATAATAAAAATGAAAATCTGTATAATCTGCCTTAAAGAATTTCAGCCTAGTAAACCACTTCAAACTACTTGCTCATATACTTGCAACCTTGCATACGCAAGAGGATATAATAAACCACGCAAGGCAATTCCAAAGGTAAGCAAGAAAAGAGCCGAAAAGGATAAGGTTTATTTACAACTAAGAAAAGAGTTTTTGACTAAGAACCCAAAATGTATTATTTGTAATTTCAACAAACCTACCGACATCCACCACAAATTTATCGGAGCTAATCGCAATAAATACTATTTAGAGGTCGAAACTTGGATGGCACTTTGTCGAAATTGCCACAACGATGTGCATGATAACCCTAAAAAAAGTAGGGAGTTAGGATATATTAAGTAAAAATATTAGTCTAAAAATCAAACACTTAGAAATAATATAGCATATTTTTAAAATAGTTCTTGTATTTACAAATGTATTTACTATCTTTGTACCATGCAAAACGGAAATATCACAATCAACAACAGAACTTACACTTTATTAGAAGTTGAACCAATCACTAACTATCCTGCATTGGCTAAAGGAAGACCAGATGTAGAATCTCACTTTATAGCACAAGGCAAAAGAGGCGCAATGGTAACGGGCTACATTTTGAAAAATGGTGGTGTTATAATCTTTTAACACCACTTAATAATATATTATGAAAATCTATTTATCAGAATCTTCCTATGAGTATCAATCTTTAAAAAAACAAGGTTGCGTAGGTGTAATAAATACAAAAAAAATATATGATGATTCTATATTGTTTGTTCAATGTGATGAGCAATTAGATGAAATTATAGACGAGTTACAAGATTGCTTTTTTACTATTGAAGATTTACAAAGGCTAATAGTTTTAAAAGTGGAGTTTGCCAATAATGGGTTAAACGATGATGACTATGAGGAATTAAACGCACTAGAAGATTCATTTAATAACAACAATCACTTTAAAAAACAATTATGATAAAAGAACAAGAATTAAGGGTTGGCAATTTATTAAATTACAATAACATTGCTTATAAAGTAGTTAAAATAGAAAATGGCTTTATAGGTTTAGATAGAGAAGATGATTTTGAGGATTATGCAGATATAAAAGATATTGAACCTATTGAATTAACAGAAAATGTACTTTTAAAATGTGGTTTCACTAAAAAATCTGAAAGGGTTTTTAAATCTAAAAGAAGTCAAAGTAATTTATTTTACCAATTAGAATTATTTTTAATTGACGATATTGAATTTGATTATGCCGTACACATAACTTACTTTACACAACCCATTGCATTTGTAAAAGGATTACATAATTTGCAAAACCTAATATACTCTTTGACTAAAAAAGAATTAGAAATAACCCTATGAACCTATCCGAAAAAACCGAACTAAGACTTTTTGTATCACTCTGCATAGCTATTGTATTGCTTAGTGCTTACTATCTTCACTTAACGTATCAAATAACAAAGTAATATGATAAACGCAAACGAACTCCGTATAGGTAATTATGTATATAATCGACATAATGAAATTGATGAAGTTGATTGGAATACTTTTGTGAAGTTTAGAAATCCAACTATGGATGGGAATCCTGCTAAAATATTCCCTATTAAACCTTTAATCAACGAGGGGATAATGCCTTTAACAATTAAAAACCTTTTAAAATAAAATAACATGAAAATCACAGTGCAATTAATTGTATCAGAAGATTATGATACACACTCATTTGAATTATCCGACTTAGGGGTTACAGAACAAGAATGGGCAGAAATGTCAGAACAAAAAAAAGAAGCTTTATTGAACAATGCAGTTTGCGAATTGCCGTCACAACCTTATTGGATGGTAGACAAATTTAGAGAAAATTAATTAAACAATAAAAATAACATGAAAAAACAATTCACTTGCCCCGTTAGTATGGCAGTAACAGAAGAACAATTTAACAACGATTTAAGACAACCTTTAATAGATTTGGGGTATGAGATTGATTTTGGATGCTCATTTACTTGTAATGAGTATATAGTTAATAATATTTTTGATGAACTTGGCAAAGTTGATAATGTTTCTGACTGGTATTTAGAATATAACCGCCACTTCATAGAATCCTACAACCCACAACTATTCTTAGCCCTTGCTAGTTTAACAAATGAAAGTAAAGAAACTAAAGAAGAAGTACTTGCAAGGTTTGAAAAAGGAGAAGAAAGGGAGTTGATAGGGTATAGGTTTAGGAATGATGATTTTAATAAAATGACTTATGCTTTAGTTTGTGGGATTTATGGGGTTTATTCAAAATTAGAGAATAATACTGATTTCCCTACAAATTGCATGATATCTGTTGCACTAACCGAATTAAACCTACTCGATACATTCTGCGAACCAGTATACAAAGAAGCAACTATTTCAATAGAGGAAGCTGAAACTATTTTAAGAAGCATAGGAAGAACAGAAAAAATTAAAGCGTAAATTATGAGAAAGCAGAAATTAGAGAAAAAATTACCACCTAAATTTAGATGGTTTTTAAAAGGTTGGATTATTAATCCTGAATACCAATGGTTATTTGATAGTAGAATAAAAAGAATTATAAAATAAATTATGACACAACCAAAAGAAATATGGGTAGATTACTACTCTATTTTACAATTAGAATCATACGAAATAACAGACTTTGCAGAAGTAGGAACATTTAAACATGCTATAGATAGTATTAAATACCTAAGCGAAGAACACTTCAACTCAACTATTGAAAAGTGGAAAGAAGAAGAAAAGATTTGGATTAAGCAATTAGAAGAAAAGGATAAGGAGATTTTAAGATTGAAAGAACAATTAGATAAGTCCTATGCTTATGAGGATAAAGGGAAGCCAGATTTGATAGAACGAATAGAATCATTTAATAAAGAAATCGAAATACTTAAAAGATATAAAAAAAATGAATAAACTATTATTAGCAACATTGATACTTGTGTTTTCAAGTTGCCAAACGCAAAAGAAATGGCTTAAGAAAGGTTACGAAAAAGGTTGGTTAAAAGATTCCGTCACTCTAAAGGCAGAAAGCACAAAAGGGGATAAAGTATTAACCTTAGATAGTAACGCTCTCAAAAACGCATTAGACAGCCTTACAGATATGTATTTGGCAATGTTAGATAGTTGCGATAACATAAAAACTCCAAACGGATTAATAAACATAAAAGATTCTGCAAAGCGAGAGTATGTTAAACAAGCCGTTAAAAAGAAGATTAAGGATAAACTTTTAGAAATACCTTGCACCTTTGAACCTATAAGCGATTCAACACAAAGATACCTTTTAAAAATTTGGGTTGCCAATGGTAAAATAAATTACACTCTTAATATACATGAGCAGAAAGTAGGGTTAAAGGTTGTAGAAGAAAGAAAGTGGTGGGATAATTTTGGCATAGGGGCGGTGTCAATGTGGATTTTATTTATTATATTGTTATTTATAAAACACAAATGAAAGACCGAATAAAAACATTTACATATAAAATGCCTTTAAAAACACAAGTATTTTTTTCTATGTGTAATGGTAATCTTTCAGGGTTTAAACAAACTCTTAATGTAGTTGAGAAATTTGCAGACGCTATCGAAAAAGGTAAAATAAAATGAAATTAACAGAACAACAAGCAACCGAACTCAAAAAAATAGTAGCTGAAGCAGAGTATATTTCTTTTCAAGATTCAAGTTTTATTTATCTTAGTGAAGAAATGAAAAGGTGTTTTGATGAAAGCATTAAAGAATACATGGAAAACTTTGTCAAAGAGTACGAAAGCAAAGAACCAACCAAACACATTTGCTTTGAAGCTTCGCACATTGAATGCTCTTGCAAAGATAAATGTTTGAGAAATATCAATAATTACTAATGTGGTATCTACTTTTATACCTTATCGGCGCTATTCTTTGCGTATCTTTTGTAGGTCAAGACGATTCTATTTAAAATTTATTTAGCTAAAAATTAACGAGTTACAAGTATTTTTAAAAATATTACACTTTTAATGTTTAAAATATCAAATATAGTCCTATCTTTGAAACCATGAAAGACAATGTAATTTTACAAATCGAAAATCAAATAGCACTTTTAGACATCGCTCTAAAATCTAAAAACATTAGTGTAAACGACTATTGCACTACCTACACTCAATTAGCTAAAAAACTTAAATCATTACAACCATGAAAAACAATAAAATAATAATCGACCGAATCGAAACAATTTTTATCGGCTTAATAACTTTAGGGGTTATATGCGTATATGTTTGGCAAATTTTAGTTAACGCTATTTAATTATGACTTACACACCTAAAAACAACTGGCATTTTAACGGGACTATTAACAAGTGTTATACTCCCAAAGAATTTGAAGAAATTGAGCAAGATTATACTTTCTCAGGTCAAGATATCTATATTAACTCTATGGGTTGCAGTGGTAATGGTAAATTTAGTTATGACATTACATTTATGGGGGCTAATTTAAAAGGCTCTTGGAAATTAGACGCACCTACTCAAGCAATTTGGAATACAATGGAAAACGACCAATACCAAGAACAAATCGAATTTGAAGAAGCTAAAGCCGTATTGTCTTGGGATAGACTTGGCGAAGTATACGAAAACCCTGAACTTTTTAAATAACATGAAAAAAATAATAATAACAGACATTGCTAATTTGCCTAATTACTTTAAATGTGACCACGAAACGATAAGAGTAAATATAGATACATTCACTTGCGTATCTTTAGGGACAAGAAATGAATACGATATAATGACTTATGGTATTGATTCATTAATGTATTATAGGGGTTCAGAAGTCGAACCTATCACAAAAGAAGAATTTGAAGCTGAATTAAACAAGGCTTTTCAAGAAATATTAAACGCTTAAGAACATGACAAACTTAGATACATTAAACCGAGTAATACCCTTTAAATGGAGGGTGCAAAGTGAAAACAAACTACAAAAGACTTTTAAAATGATTGCCTATGTAGATGCTAGAGATGTTGCAGAACATTTAGACAAGATAGTAGGTAGAGAAAATTGGTGTGATAAATACGAAGAAGTTAAAGGTCGTTTATTTTGCTCAATAGGTATTAAAATTGGTAACGAATGGGTATTTAAAAGCGATTGTGGAACTGAAAGTAAAGTTGATAAAGAGAAAGGCGAAAGTTCAGACGCATTTAAAAGAGCAGGGGTTAAGTGGGGAATTAATCGTGACGCCTATCGAGTTGGATTAGTTGAGTTAAAAGGCAAAGAATACAACGGGAAAAACTATCCTATTGATGCTAATAGCAAATTTTTAAAAGGTCAAGCATTACACGACTATTGCAATGAGATTGCTAATATAACCGATTTAGATAACTATAATTTAGAATCTGACGAAGATGACGAACTAACTGAATTAAAAGACCTATACGAAATTAAAAGGGAGTTTTTAAGTAGTGAGCAAATTATAAACTTTGATAGAATAATAAACAAACCTGAACCGAAAAGCTATGGCAAAGCAATTTTAGAACTACAAAAACTATGAGCATTAGACTAAATACAAACAGAATAGGCAATATTTCAAGTTCAAACATCCATAAATTAATGGGTGCAAAGAAACCTAAAGAAACCTACCTTACCGAACTTTCTTATGAGCGTAGATTAAAAAGAAGTCTAAGTAATGAAGCGACTGCAAGACCATTGTCATGGGGGCATTTACTTGAGGGTATTGTTTTTAATCAATTAGGGCTTGAATATTCTCTTGTTTCAGACGAAACGATTAAACACACTGAAATTGATTATTGGTGTGGTAGCCCTGACGGATATACAAAAGACTCTGTAATCGACATAAAATGCCCTTTTACGCTAAAATCTTTTGTTGAGTTGGTAGATATTAAAACGATTAAACAATTAAAAGATATAAAACCTGAATACTACTGGCAATTAGTTTCTAATTCTATTTTATTGGACAAACAATTTGCAGAATTAATAGTATATTGCCCTTACTTTGATGATTTAGGATTAGTAAAACACCAAGCACAAAATGTAAATGCTGAGGACTTGTATAAGTACTATTGGTTAGCAAGTGCAACTGATGATGAAATCCCTTTTATTCTAAAAGATTCAGAATTTAAAGACATCAACATTTTTAAATTTGAAGTACCGAACGAAGATAAACAACTTTTAACCGAAACAATTAAAAATATAAAACTATGAATAATTGGAGAATAGGACAAGAAATCGTTTGCGTTAGGTCAGGCAAAACTTCAGGTTTAGTTAAAGATAAAATATATATAATATTAGGATTGCAATTATCGGGGTGTAAATGCCATAATGTGCAAATATATGTAGGTATAAATATGCTAGGTGTAACAAGGTGTATGACTTGCAAAACAATTAGCGATAAAATCACTAATGAATATTGGCACTCAGAAATAATGTTCGCCCCACTTGAATACGACCAAAATGCAATAGAAGAACTATTAGAAAATACATTAGTAAAAACAAACTAACCGAAACAATTAAACAAATTAAATTATAATGGAAATTAAAGTAAAAAATATTCCACTAACATTATCAAGAATAAACCAAATGGATTACATAGGTTTGCCAATAGA